CGTCGAGTTTAATCGGATGGCCAAACTATCGCGCGAACTCGATGTGAGGCTGTGTCGGATCGATGACGAGCGCCGGTTCATTGACGAGATACCGGCCGATCATCCGATCACCAACCCCATCCAGCCGTCCTGCGACTTCCTCTGCTACATCGCGGAGCAAGAACTATGACCGAGCGTCTCGTCCACCGCATCCCCGAGGTCTGCGCGATGATGGGCATCAGCGCGCGTACATTCTGGCGTCTCGTGAAGGCGGGAGAAATCGATGTGCTAAAATTGGGTTCGTCGCGTTTCGTGCGCCACGATGATCTGACGGCCCTGGTTGCAAAACGCGCCCCCCGACGCGCTCCCCGACTTAGCGTGGCACAGACTGACACAGACTGACACAGGCTGACACAGCCTATGACACAGCAACCCATTGAGCCAACTATACAAAGCGCCGCGTCATGGCGCGGGTTGCCGCGTTCTGGCACTCCGTCTAGTCGGATCGCTGATCCGCCCGCGAAGCGAAGATTTGTTCGAATAACAGGGGTAAAATGATGTTTCTGACGGCCAAACCCCCGACCTACCCTCGCCATGAACCCGCGGCTTGAACCCGTCCTGATGGCGATTGCACTATGGCTGGCGTTTGCCTTCGCCGGCTGTGCGGTGCCGCTGCGATGACCGTGCCGTGGCCGGCCAGATCAAATGTTTGGCGTAAAGCAACAAGCCCCAAGATGGGACTGCGACTAAAAAGCTGACGGAGGCTGGAGGATATTTGATGAACAAGATTGCATTTCGAATTGCGGTAGCCGTTCTGCTGACGACGATAGTCGTGCTCTTAAGCGTGATTGTGCAACAAAATCCAGGGGCGCTGGCGAATCGCGCCTTGGTCCGCGATCCGAGGCTGGTGGAAAAGATCGATGAGGTCATTCGCAAAGGCAACAAAGCATATGAGCAATGTTCTTTTGTTGCGAGGAAAGCAGCGCAACTTAGATTGGAGCATCTCGTGTCTCTGTCCCAATGTGAACAAATGCGGACAGCACAAAACAACGCAGTAGCGAAGGTTAATTTGGCTATGCGTTATGCCACTGACGAGCAATTGGGGGCTTTGTCACAACTCACCGATAAACTTATAGTTGAGATAGAGCCGCAATTTCGGAGCATGGAGGAGTCCTACTTTACGGTAAAAAGAATAATGGGTGAGGCGAGCAAATGACCTCGGAGAACTAAAGTGACTGCGGCATTGGAGACGGCATAAAAAACCCCGGCGAGGAGGTCACCGGGGTGCGGAATCAGGGCTTCCGCGAAAGCTAAATCTCTATTACGATCCGTCCCGCACCAACCCAAAGGCCTGCCGCGCTGTCCCACGCTGCGTCGTTGCGAGCCAAGCCATTCCGCTCCACGCCGCGCCGCTCATAGTTTCATGCGATCGATCGCCGCAACCGCCTGCTCATAATACGCGACGGCCTTGGTGACGCCTTCCTTGAAGCGCGGGCCAGGCTCTTGCGCGCCCTCAAGCGTGACGTTGTTCCAGATGGTGGCCACCCGCATCTGCAACGCATGGCGCAGCCCGGCCAGGATCACATCGCGGGTGTCGTCAGACGCACTCAAGGCGGCATCTCAAATAGCCGGTGCGGCTGGTCATCGCTCTGCAGCTTCGGCCCATCCGGTATCGGCACCGGAACCGGCATGCTCGGCGACACGGAGCGCAAGACCGCGTTGAGCACCAGCTCGAGCGCGTCCTTCGATATACAGCCAGCCATCAGCGTGTCGGTCTGCCGCTGCCACGCAACGATCTGATCGAGTGCGACCTGCCGTTGCGTCAGCGTTTGCGACTGCGAGTAGAACAGGAAGACGATCAAGAGCACGTTCATCATTACTAAACTCAAAGATAGAGGCTGCGCCCGCATGATCTCCATGAAGGTGTTGGTAGCTTTGCCAATTTCTTCTGTAATGCCGGGGTTTATGGTAGCCTCCCATGCGCAGCGGGATCGGTGCTTGCGGCACCAACCCCGCCACTTGACCCGAACCGTAGGAGCGGTCCGATGCCCAAATTTATCGACTTAATAAACGAAATTCTTAAAGCTCTTTCGCCATCGTTCGCAGACCTTGATGCCCGCGGGCCCCATAGTGAAGATATTGAGGATGGGTTGGCCTATAGCAGTTGCTGACATGGGCGCAAGACCGCGCGGCCTAACGCTTGATAGAACCTACGATTGCCGCACTGGCATCGACAATGCCAGAATATTTTTCGGCCCGTATGCGTGACCCATCTACAATTGCTTGGTTTGTAGTCGCCGTTATTATTCAAGCAATTTGGACGTTTGACGGCAATCAAATTAGTCAAAGACGGCACGCATGATTTTGAGCCTCCGCTTCTTAAATGGACGCCTCTCACAACACAACGGTTGCTACCATCCGCTTTATTGGATTTGGGCTCAAATGATTGGTCGCAGTTCTAGCTAGACCGTGCTTGTAATTACGTCTGCACCCGCACGTCAACAGTTGCTAAATCGACGCCCGCGCGGTGAATGGTCGTCGTCTAAGGCACCGGCACACCGTTGACGAACACGGTCACCTTGCCCATCGTTTCGATCTGCACGACGGCCGCCTCATCAGGTTCGGGCACCGGCTCGGGCTCGGGTTCCGGCTCGACGGGCGCACTGTCCATCATGCGCTGGACCTGCAAGAGCACATCATCCGCCTCTTGTATTAGCTCAACTTCCTTCCTCACGACCGGCCCCCAGTGGCGACATCTTTTACGCAATCCAATGGCGCCGGTCAAAAGGCAAAAGCTCGGACTGTACTTGGCGAGGAACTGATAGGCCGCACCCTGGCCGGTGCCGTAGTTCATCAGCCCGGCCGAAGTCGGGGTTAGGCCGACCGAGAACGTCGGAAGGAAGCCGTTCGGGTCGCCCCAGAAATATTCAAGTAGCTTGCCCATGCTCGGGCTGGCGCTACGCATATTCCAACTCATTTGCAGGCATCCCGCCTCTGTTGTGTCGGCGCTGGTGTTCGTCGCGGTGATGTCGCGCCCCTCGTAGTACCGGCCAGAGCTTTCTCGCATACCAAGTCCGATCATGAACGCAAACAGATGGCGCAAGGTGTTCGGGCCACCGGTCGAATTGTCCATACCAAGCTTGGCAAATTCCGGCTTGTACCAAGAGAGCACGTCGGTCTGACCGTCGCCACTTTCGCCCACGGCCATCTCGAGCGCGATCGGATCACCGGCCTTGAGCCAGGTCAGCGCCAGCGCGAACACCTGTGCCACTCCCGCGACGTAGCCAGAAGGCGAGCGGCCACGGTCTTCCCACACGAACTTCTGGATCGGATGCTCAAGCACCAGCTCGGCGATCTGCTCCTGGCGCTCGGGCGAAATGCCGTCGTTGCCGGTCTCCATCCGCCGCGCGCACTCGTCGATCTTTTCCCAGGTCATCGGGCCGACGATGCCGTCGACCTCAAGACCCGTCCCGCGTTGGAATCCCTTGACGGCCGCGTCTGTCACCGGCCCAAAATTTTCATCAATGGGCAAACCGAGCGTGCCCTGCAGATATCCGACATCAACACCGGACGCGCCAAGCTCAAGCTCGCGGCGCGGTGCTTCCGGCGGAACGCCTTCTTCTTTTGGCCACATGTAGGCGAGCACGCTTGATTTCGGGAAGGTCGCGACATTCACTTGGTCTGATTGGTTGCCACCGAGGCACCTAATGTTCGAACCGGAGTCGTTCTCATAGAGCGTGATGTGGCCGCCGCCCTCGCGCGTCATCACCACGAAGCAGCCGAGTCGCGGCGTCGCCAATTGGTATCCCCACTCCTCATCGTGCCACGCGCGCGCCCAAAGGAACTTGTCGGTATCGGTCTTCCCGAATACGGGGCGAATGCCAGCCATCGTACTCACATACCCAGCGAACAGTCCGCACCACGCAGTGGCATCGGCACGGTAGAGATCGCAATAGGTCGCCATTTCTGGATAGGTATGCGCAATCTCATCAGCCCAAGCCAAGATGACGGGATTATTGCCACTGCCAGAGACTTCTTTCGTCCCCACTAGCCCGCGGGCTATCATCAACCATTCGGGCGCCGCCATCACGTCACCTCGCGCAGGTCAGACCATTGGTCCCAGCCGAGCCAGGACAGGAACGCCAGCACCAGCATCGCCACGATGAAGATGATAATCCACGGCAGCGCCTCGTAGTGGCGGGGGGTCATAGGCTCGTCGAATATTGGCAATTCAATGTGTCCCCATTGACCACCGGCTTGTCTCCAGTGCTAAACGTGCCGGCCGACCACAGCGTGCCACCGGTGTCGTCCTTGGTGGCGGAAGCAGTGCCGCCGTAGACGATAAACGCACCCTTGACGGTGCCGGTGCCGGTAATCGCAAACGACAACGCAGACGACAGCGCCTTTGATGCGGATGTAGCCGACGACCATGCCGCGGTCTTGCGGTTGCCGGTATAGGTCGGCGCATTGGCACCGCCAGCCTCGAGCCAGCCCGCGTGCGAGGCCATGGTGTCGCCCGCCGCCGTCGCCGAATAGGACGTTGACGAAATCAGGCCCATGTAAGGGCCGGTCACGGTGTAGGCCGATCCGGCGAGGAACGTATCCAGCGCCAAATTTTTACCGACGGTAGCGACCACGTTCTCGATCGTGTCGCGCCATTTCAGCTTACCATCCGCGCCGATGCACTCGATCTCGTAACGGCCATGCGCTTCAGCCTGCTCGCCGATTCCACTGCCGCGGATTACAGATGCGTCGCTGCATTCGCGCGCGGGGGCGCGTTCATCAGTCATTGGTTTTCTCCTGTTGGAATCAGGTCAGCGTGACAAGCGGATCGATGTAGAAGGTCGTCGATGCCTTCGCACACTTGACCCGTGCATAAATCCAGCCCGCTTGCTGCGGCGTGAACGTCACCGCGAGTTTGAACTTGGTGGTAGAGCCGCCCCAGGTTTCCGAGCTGGATGTCTGGTTGGCCGCCGTCGTCAGCAAGTCGGCCATGCCATCGTTGACGAAGCTCCCCTGCGGTGAGCTATTGTCCCCGAGGTATTCCATATCGAGCCAGATTTCATTATCCAGAGGCACGGCCCCACCGCCCCAGATGCCCTCGATCGTGGCCGTCACCGCCGAGCCGTCGACACTGTTCCATATTGCGATCGGCGGGCACTCGAATGGTATCGAATAGGTACAGTTTGCCGTGGTAACGATCTTCCAGGCAATCGGCGTCGTGCCATCCGACGCCCCGCCGGTGCGCACGATCGTGGTTTCTTCGGTAAGAGTAGCAGCGGCACGAATGGAGGCGACTGCATAATTCACACCGGATGATCCCGAACGAATGTAATCAATCTCGGGATGGCCCATTGATGTAGGGGTCGTTGATTTGGAAACGGATGCATGCAATTTGCAATCGATAAACCGGAATGTCGAACCCTGGCACGCCTGCACTGCGTCGACAATGGATTTGCCCGCGCCCGCGGCGCTGAAATCGACACCGACGCATTCGACCGAGCCGCCGCGGGCTGTTAGCGGTCCAAACAATGTCGTGGGAATCGTCCCAAGCAAAGCCGATGGCGTATTGCGCCATTTAACGTTGGCATACGCTAGAATATTTTGACTGACTCCTCCAAATGATAAGGTCGTATTGTTGAGCGCGACGTGTATTCCTCCAATCAATCCTCCCCCGATCGTCAGCGCGCCGCTATTGGTGGCCGTGGTGTTGATTCGCAACGAGCAGTTATCCAGCCGCATATTGCCGGGACCGGCGTTTGCCACGCTTAATATCGCCGCCGATGCGCCGGTGCCACAATTAAAAATGATGCCGTCGTAATGAACTGCAGTGCCACTCAAATTCAAAGCACTGGCCCCGGTTGTTGTCACCTGCGCGGTGGCTCGGCGATCGGCGGCAACCGGCGGAACGGAACCCGCGCGGTTGACGCAAATAACTTTTGTCATGCTGGCCAGCGTGCCAGACGACGTGAGTGTAACCGTGGCCGCAGTTGATTCCGCGTGGTCGTGCGCGACATAAAGCGTGTCGCCCGCCACCTCGGTCGCGAATGCCGTCGTCAATGTGGTGAAGGCATTGGCCCAGCTCGAACCGTTGTTGGAGCCACCCGCACCCGAATAGACGTAGTAAATTGCCACGATTGTTTCCTACAGGTTGACCATGATGCCGCTGGCGTTGGCCTCGCGCGAGGTGCCATCGGAGTTGACGAACACGCCTGCAACCATGCCGCTTCTTGGCACTAGTGCCGTGGCATCCAGTGCATCCGTGGCGGTTGCCGCTTCATCAACCGCACCGGAAACGGACCCGGCAACACTCACGGTATCGGCGGCACTCGCCGCCTCGAGCATGGTCTCGCCGAGGTGAGAGGTGAAGATGTCGACGATCGATGTCGGGTCATCGATCAACGTGACAAAAACAACATTTGTGGTTGCCGTCACGTCCGCTGCCGTAACAGCCTCGGCAATCTCCGCCGCGATCACTCTCGGCGGCGCGTAGCTGATATTACAAACGAGCACTACTTCCCCAACTCCGGCTCTGGTTTGAACTTCTCGATCTTGGCAACCGGTACAAACTGACCAGCCGGTATGGGTTTGTCGTCGTCATCCGCGCCGGACGCACCGGTGTTCTTGCCTTTCTGCCAGTTGCCGCTTCCATGCAACAGAATGTCTGGCTTGCCGAGCACCTCCGCCGCCTTGCTGGGTGACACCGGCTCGCCGTTGCCGTCAACGAATAAACGGCGCATGCTGATATCAGCGGTGTCGATAGTCCTGTTGGCCCAGATTTGCAGCTCGGCCATTTCAATCCCGGTGTTGTGCTCGAGATGATGCTCGGATGCCGGGATGCCAATGGGATGACCAGCAACCGGAATGATGAAACCGTCACACTGGTAGGTCGGCAGATCGAACGTCTTGGGATCGGGATTGCTTGGCTTTGGCGGATGGAGCTCTCCCCTCCACTCAAACCCGCCGGGTGTGCCCTCCAGCGGCCATATCGAGCCGGTCCAGTTAAACCAGTTATAGTCGCCCTTGTTGATGTAGGTGCTGGATGCCAATTCCCATAACCCGGCAGTGGAGGCAAACCGTCGTAGGCCTAGCTTCGGGCTATTGCGAAAGGAAATGACCCAACAGTTTCTCGGTAGGATGGCATTGTCTTCCAGGTTCATGACGGCCCGAGTCGCGGATGTAACAGGCCCGAACCCGGTGGCGTCGGTCCCCATTCCCGGCAGCAATGGCAACTGGAAACCATCATGCATTGCAAACCGATGCTGCAGCGCCGCGCCGGTATAATTATGGTCATCCAGCGCCAGCCAGGCCTTGCATCCAGTTGCTACACTCGGCGGCGGCCGTGCACCTCCCGTGAGCAGAGACGGCCATTGCACTCCCACCCCACCGGAAATATCAAAAGAGAATAGCAGATGATGCCAGGCGCCATCGCTAACCGGCGGCATCGTTATAAAGTCAAAGGCCGCGGGCGGGCCACCAATGACGAATGTTTCGGGCTGTGCGCCCATGACTTCGTTGGACACATCCTTGTACCAGAACTCATAACCATCCCAATAATTCGGCACCTTTACCCACTGCCCAGGCACGGGCGGAAGGTCGGTCGGGCTCTGAAAGTAACTCAGTGTTGCTCGTATCTCGGTCGCCCTGTCGAGCTGGAAGGCGTAGCCCTTGTAACTCGCCTTGGTGTTGGTCTGTAGACAGATCGTCAAGTATCCATCCTTGTCCACGCCGATGAAGGATTGCGGAACGAGATCGGGCTTGGGCGTAGACCCCGAAAGCACGAATGTCGCCACTTTGAACTTGCCATCCGCCATGATCCACGGCGCGTAGGGCGGTGGCCACGCCGTGGCAGACCACTGCGGACCGGCAGTCAACATCGGGACGTAGTTCACCGCCTCAATCACCCCAGGATATGTCACTTGCCATTCGCAATAATCGTAACTCTGCTGCGCATCGCCAAAGGTCAGCATCATGTGCATGCCATTGGCAACAAAGGGAGGCGGCGATGGGATCATCACCGACGGGCTTTCAAACAGAGGCAGTGTCACACCTCCACCCGTGATGAATTGTCCATATGCGTTCCAGAAAAAAACGTTATGCTTGAACGCCTGCTCTTGTATGACTTTGAATGTATCCGGCGGCACCATCGAGTCGGTGCCCGGCGACCACAAGCCGGAAGGCCAGGCTTGCGGTTCCGGTGGGTTATTTTTCCTGGCATCGCGAAACCAGAGCGAGATGATCCCCTTTGTCATGTCGGGGATTGGCGCGGCTTTCAGTTCCAGATAGCTCAACCAATTCTCCTCCTGTTTCTTTTGAGCTGCTGAGTTGTGCTTGTTGCCGACGGCCCCGGCGGTTTCGGCGCGTCCTCGGCTTGCTTGCCGAACTCAACCGCGAGACCGCTCGCCCAGTGTACATTTACAATCTGCGTCATGAAGTCGAGACCAAGTCCCGCCGGCTCGTCCAGCAGATATCCGTGCGGATGAACGGCAGCGTCACCGACAGACCCGCCGGCGCGGCATTGTCGGACTGCGTGACCCGCAGCGCATAGCGGTCGCCCTCGCCATAACCCACGGGCAGCGGAATGTTGAACTCGCCGACCTGCCCACCGCTGGTATCAATGTCGCCGCCGGCCGGGAACGTGATGGTGCCGACCTCGGTTCCGTTCCATTCGATCGACAGGATGACATCGGTGGCACCGGGCGCGTCGTTGCCAACATCGAGATAGGCATAGGCACCCTCGTCGCCGGACCCGAACTTCATCGTGCGGTTGGCCACACCCTGGAACAGCAGCTCGTCGGCATCGCGTTGGATGCTGCCGGGCACGAAGATCGCCGCGTCGTAGTTCACATCGCGCAGCGGCATCCAGAGTTGATAGAGCGGGTTTAGATCGGTGCTCTCGTCCGTTGCATTCGGGTTGAAGGTTGCCGGCGCCGGTGGCGTCGTATGATCCTCGAGTATCTGGAACACGCCGATGCCGGGCGCCGTGATGATATTGGCGCGAGTGTACGGTGTATCGTTCTGCCAGTTTCCTGCATATTCAAGAGTGGCGACCGGCAGGGGAATGACCTGCGACGATCCATCGGTGAAATGGAACGTCATCGAGTTGCCGGTATAGGTAACGGTGTCGATGCGCTTGCCTTCGGCCACATCGGCCGAGAGGTCGACGATGCGCTGATCGACATCGTAGAAGTTGCCGTCGACCTGCGCCGCGCTGTTAGGTGCGCCGCTGCCGGAACCCCAGGCGCCGGTGGTGACAAAAACGATCGTCATTCGCCGCTTCCCTCCTTCGTCGCAGGTTCCTTCTTGATGATGTTCCTTTTTGTGATCTCAATATTGTCTGCCTCTTTGATGGGCGCGTAATAATATTTCGAAAGTTGTTTACCTCCTTTGGGGTAAATGGCGTCTGGGTCACCAACGCCGGGGGGTGCTGACTCGAATTCCGGCGGGTCACCCGCCACGCTATCCTCCATGGTGATGCGGTTTGCGACTTCCAATTCGACAAAACTCTCCCGGTTAATCGTTCCATCCTCGTTCTTTTGAGAGACTCGCACCTGGTCGACCCGGCGTTCGGTTTCCTTCGGATTGTGAACACTTCCGCTCACGCTGATATTTTCAGTGACGGCGATGATTCCGCCGCCCCCACCGCCGATCGTGCACTTGCCCTGCTCAGGATTATCCTCGGGCGGCAGCGATCGCGTCGGTACTGGCCGGATGTTGGGAAATACAACCGGCCGGACGATGGTTTCAAACCCTGGCATTTATGCCGCCTCCAGATCATAGCCGGTCGGTATTTTTAAATCGGTGACCTGCAGTTCGTAGTCGCTGGAAAATTCCCTGGTCATGCTCTTGAGTTTGAAGATCAGTTTGGTTTCGACTTGCCTCAATGCCGCGCCGGCAAGCTCGGATGTCGTCTCGTAATATTTCTGCAACTCCGCGTCGTCCGCAGCCGGCGTTCTCGGCAAGGTATGACCCATGGTCGCCTGCAGGATGTAGGTCTGCTGATCCCGCGGCGGGTTCTCGACGGTGAGTGGGATGTCGATCACATCTTCCGCGCTGAGAGCCGACAGAAAGTCGATGCCGTCATCGTTCGGCGCCGCCTGTGGCGGCTGATAACCGACCGAGGTATCGCCTTCATCGAACAGCACCACGCGATCGTTGAACTGCTGATAATCGGCACCGACATAATCGATGCTGCAATAGGTCGGCGTCCCTGCGAACGCAACCTGCGAGCCGCCATAGCCGATGGTGCAGCCGATCCGAACCTCGCATTTGACCCGGCCATCCGAGCCGTCGAGCGCGATCGAATAACCGATGATTTTGCCCACCGCCTCGCCGACCCGCGGCTCAATCAGGGATACATTTTTCCGCAGCGTGATCTCGGGCATGCGCGCGAGCTTGGGCGCGAACGCGATCTCGACCACCCGCGCGCGTTTCATCAGGTGCGCCCGCGCGAGCGCGATGAGGTGCTCGAGGCTTCGGTTGCCGCGCTCGGTGGCGATGTAGGATCGTCGCCGCGGATCGCCGATGGGCACCCCCTCTTCGGGATCGCTGAGATTGACCGAGCGGATGTCATCGATCCGCATGGCCTCGCCGTCTTCGGGATCGGTCAGGATCGGCTGGACATCGGCAATCAACGAGAACGACACCAGCTCGGTGCATTGCCGTTCGGCTTTGTAGCCTGCCACCAGTGTCGGCGTGATGTGATGCAACGGCAAGACCGAAGCAGTCGACGAATAGTTGCTGCTGTATCCCGTGGCATCACCGTCATCGTTATATGAGACACTCCATGTACTTTGGATATCAAATCCAACCGTCATACTCCCTGGTGGAATTGCAAACGTGCTGCGCGAATGGGTCCGACTTCCGTTGATGGTTTGGCCATCTCCCGTCTCAACAAGGACAGTTGTGCTGCTCGTCCATTGCCGCAGCGTCAGATCATAGTTCTCGTAGCATCTTGACTCCGCGACTTCCCAGCCATCACCGATCCCGGTTTTGGGCTTCGGCCAACTGTCTGCCGTCAAGGTGTATGACGCAATCGAGCCGGCCTGGCCGTCCGTGATCGGTCGCGCGATGTCGATGATGTATCGGGTCAGGTCGACAGTGCCGACGGCCTGCTGCGTCCAGGTAAACTCGGCACTGACATCGACACGGGACAGCGGCCCGCTGGTTAACGTCAGGCCCAGCCCGTCATAGAGTACCTTGCCGGTTTCGCTCGCACCGTCGAACTCGACCAGGCCGTCCTCGCCGGTGATCTCGTCGGAGATAGTCAGAATGTGCGTCTCGCGATCGTAGTGCCAGATGGCGGTATAGCCCTCGAGCACAACATCAGGGTCTTTGCGTCGCTCCTTGTCGAGCACCACCGGATCATAGAACGGCAGCACGCGCAGCGTTTCCGCCAGGGCCTCCTTCTGCGCGACGACATCGAACGGCCGCGCCACGAACTCCAGCGTCACCAGCTCCTCGAAGATGCTGGTCGGAATGCCGACGAGGCGGCCGCGGAACTTGACCAGCGCCGGCCCGCAGTCAAAGGCAAACCAGCACCATATCTTGCGGCCGGGACCGAGCAGCCCGATCACGCTGCCAGCCTCGTTAACCGGCCGCCGGACTTTGGCGGTCAGGCTCGCCGGGTCGCCCTCTTGCTGCGACAGGATGAACTCGAATACCGCCTCATCCCAGCGCATGTGTTCAGGACCGAACGTCGTCTCGCTGGCGTCGATCCAGGCGAAATAGGGAAGGCCGGCAGGCATCGATCAGGGTGTCCGTTGCTCGGCCTCGAGCTGCCACGCCACCTCGGCCGCCCATTCGTCGCGCGAAGTGTTCCAGCTTGTGACCTTGGCCAGGATGGTCAGCACGTCGTCGGGATCGCCGCCGCCGAGGCCGGGGATACAGGTGATGGTGATGTCCTGGCCCGGCCAAACGCCGGCGAGTGCCGGCGCCTCGTGGTCGGTGCAGGTAATCGAAACTTTGTACTGCCGGAACTGCGCGACCGAAATATCGGCCAGATCGCCGCGGCAATCGCGCGCCACGTTCTTGGCCTGGTCGATCGGGTCCAGCGTCATGGTGATGCCGCGCACGGCGTACTGCGAGAAGTCGATGCTGTCGATCGCGAGCAGGGTATAGGCCGGCATCAGGAATACCGGGAGGGCTTGCGGCCACCGGAGCGGACCTGCGCCAGCGCCGCCGCCTTGCGCAACTCATCGACCGCGCCGGACGAGGCGCGCAGGCCGCCAATCTCGGGCAGGCCGGGAAACTGAATGGTGACATTGCTCATGCCGCCGGCCAGGCCGCCAGTGGCGAATGCAGGGATTGCCCGCGGGACCAGGCCGCCGAGCGCGAAGCGGCCCATGCCGTCAAGCACCCGCCGCAGATCGCCGCCGGACATCCGCAACATCTCGAGGAAAGCCAGGACGCCCGGTCGCGCCACCGCCCGCGCCGGCATGATGTGCTCGCCGCGCGAAACCCAGGCCAGGTTACTATCCGATGTGCCGGTGCCACGACCACCGAGCAGCCCACCGCGGGCGTTGCCCCCTCCCCTGTTCAAAGCATTCAATGCATCAGTCATAGCGGACACAACTGGGAACAGTTTATCGGTAAGGCTGTCGGCGACACCGACAACGCTTTGCGCTATTTGCTCCAGCGCCTTGCGCGTTTCGTTATTTGCTCCCGCAATGCTGCCAATCCAGTCGGCTATCTTGTCGGCCATGCCGCCACCGCCGCTGAATGTTACGCCGCGGATAAAGCCGCCATCGGCAAAGCCCGGAATTCCCCCGCCACGCCGCAGCGCCTCGAGAAACGACGCGACGCCTGGCTGCGCCACCACTCGCGCCGGCATGATGTATTCGCCGCGCGAAAGCCAGGCGAGATTGCTGTCTGACGTACCAGTGCCACGACCACCGAGCAGACCGCCGCTGGCAAACTGTCCACCGCCCGCCGCTGCCGGCGCCGCCGCGCCCGCCGCTGCCGGCGCCGCCGCGCCACCGCTTGGCTTCAGTCCTATGAACTCCAGCAGCTTATTGATTGCGCCCTGGATCGCGCCGGTGAGTGCGTTCCATGCCGCCACGCCGGCGCTTGAAATAACGTCCCAGGCGATGCCGAGCATCTTGTTTATAAAACCCTCAAGCTCGGTACCCGCCCCCTGGATCGCGGAAATAAGTCCTTGCCATCCCGATGTACCTTGCTGCGCTGCTTGCGTCGATGCCGCTCCTGCTTGCGCTGATGACTGCGCTAGTGCCGCCTGCTGCTGCGTTATCGCTCCGAGTTTCTCATCCCAAACCATGAAACCCGACGCCGCCTGCTGTCCGGCTTGCTGCGCTGCCTGGCCGGTTTGCTGTGTACTCAATACGGCTCTGCCGAGAGCTTCATTCCAGACCAAAACGCCCTGACCCGCCTGCTGTCCTGCCTGACCCGCCTGCTGTCCGGCTTGCTGCGCCGTCTGCCCGACCTGCTGATATGTCTGCCGCAACTGCTCATTATTCTTCTGCAATTCTTCCCATGCCGCGCGAACCTTCTGCGCCGCTTCTGCCTGGCCTTCCAGCGGACTGCCAAACAGTTTAAGAGCCGCAACCAGCACATTCCATTGAGCAACAAGGTTGCTGACTTCTGCTCTTATAATCGTCAGTTCCCGCGTCAGGAACTCCAATATAGGCGTTGTGATCGGCGTGATAACTCTCTTGAGTTCGGTCCATGCCGCATTCAAACCATTGAGTGTCTGTTGATACTTGGCCGCCTCAACGATCTGTTGTTGTGTTGCCGGCGTGACGCTACCAAGCGCCGCCGCAAAATTTTTCGCACTAATAGTACCCGTCTGCAATCCTGCGATCACTTGACCGCCGAGGGCGTCTCCCAGAGTTGCGAGCGCAAGTTTAGTGCGATCAATGCCATCTGGCATACGCTGGAGCTGGGCGATGAACTGCTGCAGTCCCGTGAAAACACTAGGAGGAACAATATCGCCAACCCGCATGAGACCGCCGCCAAGCAGCGGCTTCAACTTCTCCAGACTGCTAGCAAGCGCATCTGGAGCTACGCCGAGCCTGCCAAAAGCCTGCTGCAATGTATCGAGTTGCTGTGCAGTCAAACCCAGCTTTGCCGATTCGACAGTGAGCTTGTTGAGTGCATCTGCAGAGGAATCTCCAAACTTTATGAGCGTTCCTGCCAGAACACCGACCGCGATGCCGACCGGACCTAATGCTCGGGCAAAAACACCGATTGGCCCGAGCGACCTTGTCATTCGGGCGCCCATTCTGCTGAAGGCAAGACCAAGCGCGTCTATGGACCCACTGATGACGGTCGCCGACTGGGAGAGTGGATCGAGCAGGCCCTTCGCTTCGGCGGCGCCTTCGGCGCTGACGTTCACCGTTGCATCGATCTGGCCCAACTCTTCCGCCTCACCCTTGAGATCGTCGATCTTGGTCTTGGCCTCGTCGGCACCCTCGACCTTGACTTCTACCGTTGCCTCGGTCTGGCCCAGTTCCTCTGCCGCACCCTTGACACCGTCGATGCCGGTCTTAGCCTCGTCGGCACCTTCAGCCCTGACCTCCAGCGTCGCATCAACTTGGCCCAGTTCTTCTGCCGCGCTCTTGAGACCGTCGACGCCGCCGACAATCTCCTCGAGCTGCTTGCGGACATCATCGCCGCCTTCAAGCCCAATTCCGATCGAGATTTTGTCTACCATGGCGTGTCACGCGTCCTTGAAATGTTTGCTGAATAGCTCGCGGAATTTTGCCGCGTGTTCCTTAACGATCTCGCCTATGCGGAATTTCTTCGGAATGGTAACCGATGGAACGCCGATATAGAGCGGCTTGCGCTGGCGATCCCTGTCGTCGGCATCGAACAGCATCGGCTTGCCACCGATCGTGGCCGAGGTGAGTTTCTTGCCCGAGCGGCTGGCGGTCGGCGCCCCATGCCTGGTCGGTATCCACAGCATCGGCTTGCCCGAGATGGTGGCACCGCGCTCGAACACTCCTGCGATGCCATATGTGTGGAAGACGACGGCTTTGGCCTGCAGCGACGGCTCCCCGCCTTCGGTCGCCTCCATGGTCCGGTATTGCAATCCACTTTGCCACTTCGCCCGCGTAAACCCAGGTCCGGCCTCCCCGATATTCTGGCGTCCCTCCTGCACGGCATTGGCAGCGGTCTCGCGCAAGGCGGCAACCGCTGCGGTGGCAACCTTTCGCCGCTTCTCCTCAAGCATTCGCTGCCAAACCGATTGGTCGGTCTTGACCTCAAATTTCATTTACCGCCCCACGCCTTCAGTGTGCTCTCAATTCCCTTACTGTCGCCCTGCGCGCCGATGGCAGTAACAATCAGATCGTTCACATGATCGATGCGGTCGAGCTTGGCATTAAATTCGAGATAGGCAACGATCTGGCGCCACGACAGCGTCATTGCATAGTCGGGTGGGAATCCGCGTCGGATAAGGGCGGTGATGTCAACGGCGATTGCCTCAAGCGCACTTTGTAGATTCTCTTTGCCTCTTCGTCGGCTCCGCCGATCAGGCTCGTCAGTTCCTGAATGAAGGAGCCAAGTCCGTTTGGGAATGTTAGTCCGAGGATTGCGCGCAGAAACTTGAGTTGCTGTTCGGGCAATAGCTTGGCCCCGAGGCGTTCATATTCTTCGTCACCGAGATGCCCACATCCTGCTGCAATGATAGGACCAGCAGCAGCACCGCATCCCTCAATCATGCGCATGATGACATCGCCGCCGGTATCGCCGCTGGCGAGCGATTTCAACCCCGGAAACCGTGCGACAATAGACGCGATGGCATCAACGGAAATGCCGTGCACCTTAACCCGATGCTCGCCTATTTTGACGACCTCGACTGCGGTCGATGGTGCAATGTCCAGAAGGTCTGCCATACTGTCTCCTATGCCGACGGAGCCTCGTCGCGGATCGTCCAGACGCCGAAGAAGCCGTTGGCATCCTTCTGCACCTCGGCCTCGATCTCGATCACCGTGAAGTCATCCTCATCGGTGATGAAACTGAAATCGCCGGACGGGACGAACGAGACGGTGGCGAGGAAGTCGACCTGTTGACCAATGTCATTGGTGCCGACCACCTTGATCTCGCCGGTGAACTCGGTCTTCGACAAGCCGCTCAGCGTCATGTTGCCATCGGTGTCGGTGCCTTGCTCGGCAAGCGCGAAGAACGCCAGGTTGTTGCCGGTGATTTCGTCGAGCGTCATCTTGATCGTGGCGCCGGCCTGGGTGATGGCGGTAAAGTCCTTGGTCTTGATGCCCTCGCGCGAGGAGAAGTGTTCTTTCTTCTCGACCTCTGGCGTGTAGACGAACGACGGCGCATTGCCGAGATCGGTAAAGACCGAAGCACCGGCCTCCTTGAACGAAACGACGCCTTTACCGATGTGATAGTTGTTGACGTTGGGTGACGTGGGCATGGCAGTTCCTTTCCCTTTCTAAAGTTCTTCCGGTCGAAGCGTGTACTTGAACATGAACAGCACCCGCAGGAATCCGCTCTGCGAGCGCCCCCATCCGAAATCGGTGTTGCAGCCGAGATAGCGGATCGCGCCGTTGCCGCGCGGACTCGACTTGGCGACCAGGTTGTTGAGCTCGGCGTCGTACAGCACCCCCTTGATGAATTCACGGCGCAGTGTGGTCAGATCGGACCCAACCTCGTCGGCCTGCTCCATGAAGACAATCTCGGGTGTCATCTGCACGATGAACGGGCTGTTGGATGGACGGTTGTGCGTGTCGGTGGTTTCCTCGTCGGCGTCGAACACCATCACCGCCGGCAATAGGTTTTCGGGAACATCGACACTATTGCGCTGTGCCCAGCGGACGTTAGGAACGGCGGCGGCCACCTCGAGCAGACGCGCCAGAATGTCCTCGCGAACGTCAGCCATCGCTCGACTCGATGGCCTTGAGCAGAAAGCGAACCTCGCCGACATCCTCGCCGTTCGGACTGCCGCGCAGTTCATGCGAGCGCACGAGCCAGGAGCGACCATTGAAGGTCAGCGACGCCCCCTGATAATCGTCGCGCACAATCCCTTTCTCGGCGAGTTCAGGGATGCGGGCGAAGGCGCCTGGCCCGGTTGTGCGCACCTCCATGGTTCCATTGATGTTGGACTTCGGCCGGGTTTCATCGATCACGGTGATTGTAACCTCGCCCGCCGTTCCGACGGACAATGTCGCCGGCACACCAAGCTCGGCATAGACCGGGTCGTAGAGCAGCGCGCTATAGTCGATGGTCATGGCGGGGTGCTCATGCTGATGAGATCAGCATCTGCTTGCTGGCCATAAACAAACAAAACAGTGCAGCGCCCGGTGTAGGCCTGGTTTTCATTTCCATAGAGAAAAACGGATGCTATCTCACTATCCGCAAAATCAACGCTGCCTGGACCTGAGACAGCAGTGGCTTCACCATCCTGGGAAATAGCAACCTTGGTAAGTGAGACAGTCGCGGCTGTCCTTCCTTGAAGGGCACCGCCCGTGGACGCCTCCAAATAAACGGTGTCAAAATCATCGGAAGTAATTGAAACATAGTTGTGATAAATGCTGACATACTTCAATGGCGGGAACGTCTCTTCAAAGAAATTGAGGACAGGAATCGTACCCTCGGAATAACTACCCGCTATCAAATAAGTAGCAGGGAATTTGAGTTGCTCGACGAACGCCGCCGACAAAATGAAATGAGACGCACTGTCGAGAACGATTAAACCGCTGCCGTCAGCGGTGCCATTGGTGATCAGGTCGGCGATGCCAATCTCATCTGTAGTACCATCCCAGCATTTCACCTCACCGCCCACGAGGGCAAAACCTGCACGCGGCAGATCACCATTGGGTGTGCGGAATGTTTCCAACCATGCAGGGCTTGCGCCGCCGCCACTCGCTAGATCTCCCGGCTCGATCAGGCCATCAAGTCCATCACGCAGCGCAGCCTCGTTGCCGCTCCAATTATGCAGGATCGCAGTCCGAATGCTCGACAGCGATTGGGTGCCACCACCGCCGCCGCCGCTAAGACCGAGATCAGCGAGTGCATCGCGCAAGATCGCCTCGTCTGATATGGGCCGCAGGAAACCGCGGCGAACCTCACGCATCGAGCCACCTGAACCGCCGGCCGGAATGGCAAGCTCATGCAGCAGAGCACGCACCTTCTCCGCGCCCGCGCTACCGAGCATCGCGCGTTGAATGCGGTTGATCAGGCTGGACACGGTGAGGTTTCCCTTCGGAAGGCAAACGTCCCGATGTCCTCGCGGCCGAGTTCGGTCTCGATGTTGCTTTCCGACACCAGCGCAAAGCCGCAGGTCTGCATTGCAAACACCAGCCCATTGCGGGTGAAGTACCAGCAATGCTCCTCCGGCTTGAAATGCTTCGATCTCAGCGCGTGCTCGGCGTCGCGGAAGATCGGCAGCGAGAGAAAGACCCATTCGCGCACATTGGCGAGCAGCGACTGGAAATCGGGGATGTGTTCGAGCACGTCCCACAAGGTCACGGCATCGAACGAGACCAGATGCGGATCGACCAGCAGCATGCGTTGCTCGAGCCAGGCGAGACCGGCCGGATTGACATCGTAGCCGTAGGTCGAGCGCCCACGCTGGTTGCGCAGTTCGACAAAGGCACCCGAGCCGATGCCGACATCGATCAGCGTCCCGCGATAATGCCGCTCGACGAAGTTGAATCGCGCCTGCATCAGGGCGCGGCCGAGCTCGGTCTGGGCGTTGCGATCGAAGCTGTCGAAATAGTCCTGATCGTAAGGTGCGTGCCCGGCCTCGACCGGGTAGTAGCCGATGCCGTGCTGCAGCCACCAGGTCAGGCAGCGGCGCGAGAACTGCCCCACCAGCGGGAGAACTGCCCGAGCGGGTCCGCGATCGTCTTGTCGCAGGTGTGCAGCATATTCGTGCATCGGCAGAACTTCTCCGGTTTGGCAAATCCGATGCGGCTCAGATCGAGCCGTGGGTCGGTGATCTTCTCGGGTGCGTTGTGGCCGCCGTGGCCGCCCAGGATGACGAAGGCATTGACTTTGAGCGCCAGCGCCGCCGGCACGATCCAGCCGACGCCGCCGATGACGATGTCTGCGTCGCGCACCAGGGCGAGCAGCTCGCGCACCGAGAGCTCGCCGTGGACAAAGTAGCGGTGCGCCGGTGGCGGCTCGCCGATGACCCATTCCTCGTTCGGCGCGAGGTCGGCGACGGCGACCACGGTATGGGTTGCCATCAGTTCGGCGGCGATCGCTGCGACATATTCTGGCCGCGGGTTGCGCGCCTCGTTGCGCCATTCGGTGCGTACCGTCACCGGCCGGATGACCGCGATCGGGCGGTCGGCGTTGACCGGCGATGCGCCTAAGTCCGGCAGATCGAACAGCGCCGGATTAAAGCCGACGTT